ATTGAGTGCAGCATCAGCCACAACAATGGTGATTGCATCAAACTCAATCAGCAAAACAACTCTTGCTGGACAAGTAACACTTTCAGTGCAAGACATTGATTTCACTAGCGGACCAGCAATGCAACTGATCCTTAATGACTTGATGGGCGAATACATGCTTGCATCGGACAACCTTGCAGCTGACAATTTGCTGACTGCAGCAACTTCATCAGGTGTTTGGGATGGCACAGTAACAGATTTGCTCACATCGGTTTACGATGCGGCAAACGATGTTGCAAACGGCAGAAACTGGATGCCAACACACATGTTTGTTTCAGTTGATGTTTGGGCACAGCTCGGCAAACTTGTAGATGGCAATAATCGCCCAGTGTTTCCATTTATTGCTAACGGTTTGTCAGGTCAAAACGCACTTGGCTCACAATCAGCAGTTTCATGGCAAGGCAACCCGCTCGGCTTGCAACTTGTAGTGGATAGCAATTTTGCTGCCAAAACAATGATCATCACTCGAGTGGGTCAAGGCACAGGCGATGCTTATGAATTCTATGAAAGCATCAGAGGTTTGATGAGCGTTGAAGTGCCAGCCACACTCGGGCGCACAATGAGCTTTCACGGTTATGTTTCAACCTTTGCCGCAATCAGCGGCATGATCCGCAAGATCACACAGGCTTAGCCTTAGGCGGGCAAACCGCTCATGGCTACATACAACACAGCGAGCAAGCAACTACTAGATAACTATGCGGTAGTTGCTACGCTCGAGCCATCACCCATTGAAGTAGGGCAATCAGTAACAGTTGGAAGTTTGGGTGTGCCTTTTAACGGCACTTTCACAGTGCTTGCATGCCCACAATTTTTATTCACCGGCATTGATGGCGACACAGGCGAATTTTTGTATGACATCAACGAGCCAGTGCCCAATCAAATTCTTTACGCATGCACAGGCGATGATGTCGAATTTGTCGCAAACTATGCCGGCGTTATCACCTACACACAAACATGCACATGGATCACAGCGGGAAACATCGAGGACTGGCTCGGCATAGGCACAGCAACGGCAGCTGACACAGCATTTCTGACGCAATGCGCGGCAGCCGCAAACGCATTTTGTTACAGGCGCAGACAAGAAGCCGCATATTTTGACAGCCTTACAACATCGCCTAGTGGTGATGTAACGCTGGGCACGATCATGTATGGCGGCAATCTTTACAGGCAGCGCGGCGCGGTAACAGACTTTGCGAGCTTTGATGGCATGGCGGCAGGCGGCACAAACGGGCTATCACCAATGATCAAACAGCTGTTAGGCGTAAACAGGGCAACGGTTGCTTGATGCCAGTTGCTTACACGGACCTATTCAATGTTGCGCTTGACAATCTCACAACAAGCATTGGCGCAATTTTGGGCATCAGCGTGGTTAATGATCCACGAAACGCAAACCCGCCATGCGCTTTCATAGATGCACCCAGCTTCACAGGCTGGAATTACAACATAGTCAAAATGGCTTTTCCGGTGCGCCTAATAACGCTCGGACCGGGCAACCTTGACGCACAACGCAACCTTTTGAACATGATGAGCAAACTATTGCAAGCCAATCTAGGTATCACGGATGGCAGACCAACTGTAGCGATCATCGGCGGCGCAGAGTATCCCGCCTATGATGTAACTGTAAACATGCAATCACAAACGGCTTAGAGGTAAAACATGGCAACTTACATTGTTACTAGCGACAGGCTCGCAGGGTTTAAACGCGGCGATGAAATACAAGCCAGCGACATAGATGGCAACATCGAGCATTTGCTTGAAGCTGGGCACATATCCCCACAGGCATCAAAAAAATCTGCTAAAACTAAAGACACAGACACAGCAAAGGAATAACATAACATGGCAACTACGGTTTATCTCAGCAACCCGGCATTGACAATAAACAGCGTTGATCTCACGGATCAGGCAACAAGTGCAACTTTGACATTTGCCTATGATCAACTTGAAACAACCGCATTTGGGCAAACCGCTCGAAGCTATGGTGCTTCATCAGTAACATCGTTGCAAAACAACACATTTGAAGTTGAGCTTTATCAAAGCTATGTGGCGAGTGAGACAGAGGCGAGCATTTATAGCTTGGTTGGAATTCAAACAACAATCACGATTTCACCAACCGCAGCTGGACTTGCAACACCAAGCGCCACAGCACCAAAATACACTTTGACAGGCGCTTATCTTTCGAGCCACACGCCGATTTCGGCAAGCTTGGGTGAGCTAAGCACAGTAACGCTCACTTTCACGGGTGGCACACTCACCAAAGCTGTGGCATGATCTCGCGGCTTAAGCCGCTGAGAAATACAAACGCAAGACCGCGAGAGCGAAGCCTTGCCCGAGAAAGGAAAACTAAATGCAATTAACGCTTAAAGCCGTATTTACTGACGGCACAACGCAAACGATTGAAACCAACTTGGCAACCGTAGTTGCTTGGGAAAGAAAATTTAGGCGCAAAGCTTCCGAGATGGCATCCGGTATTGGTGTTGAGGATCTTGCATTTTTGTGTTACACAGCATCACAAAAAGCGGGTGTTACTGTGCCGGCAACACTTGATCTCTATATTGACAAGCTGCGAAACATTGAAGTGGTGGATCAAAACATCCCAAAAGCAGACGAGGATCTTTGAGGTATGCGCTGGCTGAAATCTTGGTTGCCACAGGGTTTTGGGGTGCTGAAACATTTGAAATTGATGATGTGAACACTGTGATTGAGATCCTTAACAAACAAAGCCGAGCTAAATAATGGCTTACACGGCGCGCATTGAGGTGCATGGCATCAAAGAAGCATTGGCTGAGCTGAACAGCTTTGATCCGAAATACCGTAGGCAAGTAACAAAAGACATTGTTACAGCTGGGCAAAAAATTATTGTTAGCGCTCGAGACATGATTAAAAACTTTGATAACAGCGAAGGCAACGGCGCGCCGCTTTCAGGCATGTATAAATCAAAGCTGGTAAAAGGGCGTGATGTGTATTGGGATAACAACACAGTGCGCGCAGGTTTCAAAGTAAAAGTGGGTGCAGCTGCACAACGGCAAAGGCTTGTTACTTTCAAAGATAAATTTGATCCGGAAACAAACCCGCGTGAAAGCCACAATGTTTTATTTAAGGCAAAACCGTATCAATTGATGGTGATCCAACAAAAGGATGCTGCCGGCGCTATTTATGATCATGCCGGTAGGCGGACCAAAGGCATATTTGTAACAAATCTAAATGCCGAAGTTGGTTTAGAGCCACGCGCAATTGATCCAGCTGTGGACATGCACAAAGAAACAGTTGAGCGAGAAGTTTTGGCAATAGTAGAAAAAGTCATGGAAAAGCTGAACAGAAATTTGCAGGTGCGGCATGGCAATTAACATCCCGATAATCTCGAGCCTTGATAGCAAAGGATTTGAAAAGGCAGCGCTCGAGTTTAAGAGCCTTGAAACAAACAGCCAAAAAGCTGGGTTTGTTATGGAAAAGGCTTTTTTGCCGGCTGTGGCTGCGCTCGCTGGTCTTGCTGCGGCAGCTGCGTTTTCTGTTAAAGCTGCAATTGAGGATGAAGCTGCACAAGCTCAGCTTGCTAAAACTTTGCAAAATGTTGTGGGTGCAACCAATGAACAGATTGCTGCGGTTGAAGCAAGTGTGGCGGCGATGCAAATGGCTACAGGTGTTTCGGACAGTGAGCTTCGCCCGGCTTTTGCTTCGCTTACTCGGGGCACTAAAGATTTGCAGGAAGCAAACAAAGCGCTTGCTTTGGCGATGGATATCAGCGCGGCAACCGGACAAGATTTACAAAGTGTCAGCGATGCGTTAGCGCTTGCCTATGGGGGTAACACTAAGGCGCTTGCCAAACTCAGCCCCGAGTTAAAGGTTGCAATTAAAGAGGGCGCAACCCTTGATCAAGTCATGGGCACACTTACAAAAACTTTTGGTGGTTCAGCTGCGGTTGCAGCTGGCACAGCTGAAGGGCAATTTAGGCGGATGAGCGTGGCGCTCGATGAAGCCAAAGAAAGCATAGGCAAAGCATTATTGCCAGCAATTGAAGCGGTGTTGCCGTTGCTTGTAACTTTTGGCAATTGGGCAGCCGAACACACAGGCATTATTACGGCGCTCGGCGTAGCAATTGCTGCGGTTGCATCAGCCATTGTTGCTTACAAAACTGCACAAGTGCTTGCCAACGCGGTAACAGTTGTGGCAACAGCTCTCAATTTTGCTAATGCTGCTTCGCTTGCTGCGGTTGCTACAGCTGGCACAGCGGGTGTTGCTGCGGCAACAATCGCAGCCGGTCTAGTTGCGGTTGGTGGCGCGCTACTGATATTTAAAAACCAAAACAAGGCTGCAACCACAGCTACCACAGGGCTGGGCACAGCGGCGAAAAGCACAGCTCAAGACATGGGCAGGCTTGGCTTTACGCTCGATTACATACGCGGCACAAAGATTGCTGAATACATGGCAGAAACTGAAAAAGAAACAAAAAAGGTTGCTAGCGGTGCGGGAAGCGCAGCCGATAAAGCTAAAGAGCTTGCAGAGAAAACAACGGAAGCCGCTAAAGCATTGCGCGAATATATGGGCGCGGCACTCGATGACGCGAAAAGCAAACTGGACAAAGCACAAAGCGCCTTTGATAGTTTTAGCGGATCAGTTGCACAAGTCATCACAGATGCACTCAATTTTGGCAAAGCATTTGAGGAAGGCGGCGAGGATGCCGGCACAACATTTTTTAGTGCGCTACAAAAACAAGCTGACAAAACAAAAGAGTTTGGTGATCTTGTTGAGCAACTGCTTGCAGCGGGATTATCTCAGGATGCGTTGCAGCAAGTTATTGATGCCGGCATTGATAGCGGCTCGGCTATCGCTAAAGAATTGCTTGCATCGTCTGAAAATGTTTTGCGGGCAAATACCCTTGTCGAGCAAACACAAGCCATTGCCGAGCGCATAGGTGAGCTATCAGCGCAAAAATTTTATGGCGCGGGCGTATCAAATGCCAAAGCATATTTGCGTGGTGTCGAGGAAGCGTTAGCCGCAGCGGAAAGCCGGCTATCTCGCAAAGGCATCAATTTTGCGGATGTTAAAGGCATCAGCACAAGCTTCACAGAGGCGATTAGCGCACCAACCGTTTCGCCGGTATTGATGCCGAACATTGATGAGCTGAATGCTCGGCGTGGTGGCGGTGCGGTAACTATCAATGTGAACAGCCAGCTGGCAACAAAATCGGAAGTGGGGCAAGCTGTAACGGATGCTTTGCGGGCATATAACCGCACAGCTGGACCGGCACAGTTTGAAATCGCATAATGGCAGGCGTTGCAGTAGTTGGCTCAGGTAACTATGAGCTATTTATTGACACAGGGTTTTTGCAAGATGCGTTTACGCTAGATGATGCAACCGAAGGCGTTTTAGATAACACAACCTATGTTCTCGATGGCACAACAAACTTTGCTGGGGTGCTTGACGGTTGCACAAATGTTTCAGTAAGGCGCGGCAGACAAGATCAAGGTGATCAATTTTCGCCCGGCACAATGAGCTTCCAAATGCTGGACACATCCGGCATTTTCAATCCGTTCGATCAGGACAGCCCATATTGGGATGAAACAACACAGCAACCCGGTCTTGCCCCATTACGCCGCGTTAAACTGCAACGCTACGATGCAACCAACACAGCCCAAGACATTTTCAACGGCTACATAATCAACTACAACTACAATTTCGCGTTGGGCGGTTTGGACACAGTAACGGTTTTTTGCGCTGATCAATTTTATTTGTTGGCGCAAACCGTCATGGATGAATTCAATGTTAGCGAGGAATTATCTAGCACCCGGCTTGAAGCTGTGCTTGATCTGCCCGAAGTAGCGTTTCCGGTAGCGCAACGCGATATTGAAACCGGCACAGTTACGCTTGGCGGCAGCTCGCCTTTTACAGTCCCGCAAGGCACAAATGTTTCACAATACTGCTCAGAAATAAACCAAGCCGAGCAAGGCAGATTGTTCATGACGCGCTCAGGCGTTTTGCGTTTCGAGCCAAGAATAGGCAACACGCTCAGCGGATCAGTTGCAGATTTTCACGATGACGGCACACAAATCAAATTCAATGGCGTGGGCATAAGTTTCGAAGCGGATCAAGTTGTGAACAGGGCAACGGTAACAATTGCCGGCAGTAACAACCCACAAACCGCAGATGATGCGGCAAGCCAAGCAACCTATTTTGTGCAAGCGGTAAACATCAGCGAAAGCCTTTTGCATAACAATGCGGCAGCGCTCGAGCTTGCAGAATATCTTTTAGTGCCCGAGCCTGAGCCGCGTTACACAAGCGTTGAAACCCAATTTAATATGCTCACATCAGCGCAAAAAGATGCGCTGGCAGCCATCGAAATCGGCAACACAATCACTATTGAAAAAACTATTGGCAACACCCAGCTTGCTCAAGAGCTTGCCATTGAAGGCATTGAGCATTATTTGAGCTTTGATGCCGGGCACAGCATCACGCTATTTACAAGCCCCACCACAGTGGTTTATGAGCTCATTTTGGATGACGCTATTTACGGCATCATTGATGCGCTTAATGTTTTAGGATAATGTAAAGGACACTTATGGCAATTCAAGATTTCACAGCCGGACAAGTTTTAACAGCCGCACAAATGGACAGTTTGCAGGCTAATGATTACAACTGGACAGTTTCAACTAAGACCGCTAGTTATGTTTTGGTTGCAGCCGATAAAGGCACTCGAGTTGTGATGAACGCGGCAGGCGCAACAACGATCACGGTTAACACAAGTTTGTTTAATGCGGGCGACACTTTGTTTATTCAAAACATTAATGCGGGTACTTGTACGATTACGGCAGGCACGGCGACAGTTAATAGTGCTAGCAGTTTGGCTTTGTCGCAATGGCAGGGTGGCGTTTTGTATTTTACAAGTGCCAGCACAGCAATTTTTTTTTTAGCGGGTAGTGTCGCAAATGTTTCCGTTGATTACCTTGTAGTCGGCGGCGGTGGCGGTGGCGGACATAAAACAAACATTGACGGCGGCGGCAACGGCGGCGGCGGTGCCGGTGGTCTAATTACAGGCACAGCAATTACCGTGCCTAAAGGTGTTTCATTGACTGTTACGGTTGGCGCAAAAGGTAATGGTGCAACGACCGGCGGTGCAGATGGTGGACAGGGTAGCGACAGTTTGTTTTATATTGCTACCGCTTATGGTGGCGGTGGCGGCGCGTCAGTTACATCAGGTAATGCCGGTGGTGGTGGTAGTGGTGGTGGCGGTAGCGGCAACACTACAACAACATATTTTAGTGGTAATGGCATTATTGGGCAAGGTAAAGATGGCGGCAATGGTGTCGGTAACGCTGGTGGTGGTGGTGGTGGCAATAACGCGGCTGGCGCGGCTGGCGCAGCAAATGTTGGTGGTGCTGGCGGTAACGGCACAGCGTCGAGCATTAGCGGTTCGTCGGTAACTTATGCGGCTGGTGGTGGTGGCGGCGCATACACAGGCGGAAGTGGTGGTGCTGGTGGTTCATCGGGTGTTGGCGGCGCTGGTGGTGGCGTAAACGCGGCAGGCAGTAACGCTACGGCTAGCCGTGGGTCTGGTGGTGGTGGCGCTGGTGGTGGCGGTATTTCTGGCGCAACATACAATGGCGGCAACGGTTCAGACGGCATAGTAATTATTCGAACAGCCGACACAGTAGCAACAGCAACCACAACAGGTTCACCAACTGTCACAACCGCAGGCGGTTACAAAGTTTATTCATTTGCCGCTTCGGGCACGATTACATTTTAACTATGGCATATTACGCACATTTAATTGACGACACAGTACAGCAAGTTATTGTTGTATCGGACACAATCGAAGATGGCGCTGCATGGTGTACCGAAACATTTGGCGGCGAGTGGGTGCAAACATTCGATGACGGCACAACAAAATTTGCTGCCATAGGCGACACATACGATTATGCAACACAAACATTTATTTCGCCGCCACAACCTGAACCGATTGAACCTGACAAAAACGAGCCGTAATGCAATGCGATACAGGCTATTCGCGCTAATACTTATGCTCACCGCTTGCGAAACTACACGCAACAACACACTCACAGTCAAATCACGGGTTAAAAACATGACGCTAGATAACTGCAATGTGCCTGATCGATGTGGCATGACACCATGAGCCGATACAGATACACAGCGACTGAGTTGCATGCTCGCATGGTTGTAACTGTGGGCGTTTTGTTGGCAATCGTTTTTAGTTTGATTGTCTTGGGCATGATCTGGGGTTTGCTTTTTGTTTCGCAGCCTCTCGAGCAATCGCCCAATGATGCCAGTTTCATAGATTTAATGAGCACTATTGTGGTGTTTTTAACTGGCACATTATCGGGGCTTGTCGCATCCAACGGCATCAAAAACAAAACAACAGATAATGACTAAGCCTTACATAGTTGCAAATCAGCCAGTCGTTAAAGCGCCTTTGTTGGGCATGGATGAATGGATCAGGCAGGCAATCAAATATGCGGATGGCTGTTTATGGAATAACGGCAGCTGGGTAATCCGAAATATGAAAACTAAAGGCAAAGAGCATTTGATTTCTAATCACTCGAGAGGTTTGGCGGTTGATCTTTCATACCGCTGGCAAGTTAAACAAGGGCGCGGTAAAGCTGATGGCGAAAAGCTTGCATTGGTGTTTTTAACTAAAGTTTTGCAACACGCCGAAATTTTAGGTGTGCAACTTGTAATTGATTACAACCGAAACCGCAGCTGGAAAATTGATCGAGGCACATGGAAAGCCGGCAATTTTGGTGTCGGTGATTGGCTGCATGTCGAAGCGGACCCGGACCTAATCAAAGATGTTAAAGCCGTGAAAAGCGCTTGGGATAAGGTTTTTAGCGTAATCCCGCAAACACTCTAAAACTTTAACTAAACTTGGATCACCATCCGAGAAAGGTTAGGTGCTTATGCCCTTATTAACTAAAACCGCTATTGCTATTTTCGCTAGTCTCACTTCGCTGTTTATTTTGTCGAAGCCACCCGCGCCCACAGTTGAGGACCTACAGCCACGCCATGCGAGCGTTTATGTGGGTTATGAAGCGCCTATAGTGCCAACCACCCAAGCGCCCACAACTACGCTCAAAACGGCTCTAAAAGGCTGTGATGCCGTATTTGAAATGGCTAAACATGTTGGTTGGGAAACAGATCAACTTGGCACACTCATTGCAGTTGCACAACGGGAAAGCCGCTGCCAAACCGATGCTTTTAACCCCGCAGACACCTACGGGCAGTCCTACGGCGTGATGCAGATCAACGATTTTTGGTGTTTGCCATCGCGCTACTACAAACAAGGCTATTTACAAGCCTACGGGCTACTCGACACATGCCAAGATTTGTTTAATTTAGAAACAAACATGCGGGCGGCGTTAAACATTTACCGTTATTCAAACGGGTGGCGCGCATGGGGCGGCAAATGAAACACTTGCTGATCGCATGCTCTTTACTGGCATACACGGTTGTGCTACATTTTATCATCAAGTATTAACTAGAGAAAGGGTTAATAATGTCCGAGAAATTTAATGTCGAAACAATTAACGAGCTGTGCATTGTTGTGCGGCAGCGTTACGGCGATAACGCAGTTGAAGCATTGGTAGGTGCTTTAGCGAGTGTTTGCAGACCGCAACAGCTTGAAGTGTTGCTTGCAAGGTGGTCTGAAAATGTCTGAGCCATTTGAAGCCGATTGGAATGCAAGCATCAAACAATTTGAAGCATTGATGCAAGTGATGAATGAAATTACTGAAAACAAAGTGCCTTTGGTTGAGCCGCATGAGCTGGCTTCTCGAAGCACATTGAGAGCTTTGCAATGGCAAATTGATGATCACAATGCTTTGGATGATGGCGAGCTGATTGATGTGCTTAATCAGGCGCGCATCGAAATCAAGTATTTGTGCAGCATCATCACGGATCTCAAACAGCGGATTGCCACTAGGGAAACAGAAATTAGGGCGCTCGAGCATATTGAGAAGTATCAAGCATCCGAAATCAGCCGGCTTGAAAGATTGGCTGCCGGCAATGTCTGAACAGTTGGCAATGTTTGCACCATCAAACGGGCTTGGCGGGCACAAAGAGCTTTCAATCATTGATCGCAATGTGGTGGTGATTGCGCGTAACGCCCAGCAAACAAGTGTTAAAGCTGCTTTGCGCGCCCAGCCACGATCCGGCACAAAGCGCAGATTGGTGTTTGACTATTTGCGGACACATGATGCGACTGATGAGGAAATTGAGCGCGCACTAGATATCTCAGGCAACACGGTCCGCCCAATTCGAGGTTCGCTAGTTAAAGATGGGTTGATTGTTGATAGTGGCGCAAGGCGTTTAACTATCGCAGGTAATGAAGCAATTGTGTGGTCCGTCAAATGAGCGGTTTCAAGCTTGGCGATTATGTTGATGTGCCTACACGCTTGGCGATGGCATTAAAAAAATATCCTGATCTACGGATCGCGGAAAGCCGCCCACAAATAGTTGAAGTTGATGCCCAAAAATATGTGGAAATAAGTTGCACAGTTTGGCGTGATGCAAACGATCTAGTGCCGGTTGTGGCTTACTGTTGGGAACAGATACCGGGCAAAACTAGCTTTACACGCGGCAGCGAAATGATGAATGCAAGCACTAGCTGCTTGGGGCGGGCGCTCGGGTTTCTTGGTTTAGGTATCGGTAAAAGTATTGCTTCGCGTGATGAAGTTGAAACCGCACAGGCTCGACAAGCACCCGCCCAACTCGCTGCGGTTGTGCCGTTGCATGATGTTGAAGTGCCGTTTCCGGATGAGCCGCAACGAGATTATGCGACACCTAAACAGCTGGGCATGATGCGCGCACTGGCTAATGGGCAAGGGCTTAAAGGTGATGATCTTAAAAGTTTCTGTAGTGCTACTGTTGGGCGCGAAATACACACAACCGGCGATCTGTTGAAAGCTGATGTGAGCAAAGTGATTGATGCGTTGAAAGCGATGCCGGCGCGATGAGTAGTGAGAAACAGCGGGAAGTGTGGCGGCGTAAAGCTCGAGCGCAATACCGACGCACTAATGGGCTCTATCAAAAAAGATCACATAGAAAGAATTACAAACCGCACCCAAAACTTTGGACTTGTCTAACTGGCAAGGATGCAGCTGAGCTTGTAAACAGCATCAAACTTGAGCATGGCAGATGTGTGTTGCATCCTTATTACAACGATGGGCAAGAGTATGTTTGCACACCTGAAAGGCTGCGGGCTTTCTGTTGGGATCACATTGAGCGCACCAACAAGCTGGCAACGATCTCGCAAATGATTGGTAGCGCCACCCGGCAACAAATCCTTGATGAGATCGCAAAATGTCAGTTGGTTTGTTCAAATTGTCATCAGATTAAAAGTCATGAAAACAAAGATTACTTACCGATTGAAAAGGCGATTGCGTTTAAGGATGAATTGACGCTGTTTGATGTGGCATAATCTGCGGGCATAAAAACTTAATTACGGGCATGGCTTGCATCAGTGCAATGATGTGTGCAACACGCGGAAAGCGCGGGTAGATGATCTATGTGGCAACACATGATCAAGCAAAAACGATATGAGAGTAGGGTGCTGCGCGAGGCAAAGCAGCGGGGGGCTTAGCGCACTAGGTTTAATCACACACAAACAAATAGAAACAAAACAAAACAAACCACAAACACAAACCCGGCAACATGAACAACCAACACAAACTAGGACAAGGCGCGCATGCGCCGCGTCAGCACAAGCGAAGCGCGTGAGCCATGAGCAACAAACGGCAAACACACAAACACAAACTCGCACAACAAACCCGCTCGAGCGCAGAATACAAACACAACCGCAAACTAATACTGCAAGACAAACCCAACTGCCATTGGTGCAACCAAAGACAAGCCACAACCGCAGACCACCTAATCGAAGTAGATCGCTGGGATCACACACAACCCGGCATCAATTCACTCGACAATCTCGTGCCAGCATGCAAACAATGCAACTCATCACGCGGCGCACGATACGGCAACCTAAAAAAATTACAAATCTACGAGCCCGCGCCCAGCGTAAACATCAACCCCAAAAAAAATTATGCAGACCAACGCATTTTTATGCAGAACACAGATGACCCCGATCCTTCTT